TTTTGTAGATTTTGTGTTCCTGATACACCAGAATCTTGATTACATGCTTGACTTATAACATTTGCAACTGGACTTAAACTTGCAATTGCATCTTGTAAACTTGCATTGATTTTTGGAGCTATTGATTTAATTAATTTTTCAACAGCTGCATTGGCATTAGCAATAGTTAAATTTTGTGCTAATATTATTTCAGGTACTATTACAAAAAGAGCTGTTGCAGGATTTAACAATTGAATTGCTTTTATAGAATTGGCAATCCCAATAATTGTATTTAATCCGCTAGTAATTTTATCAATGATTGGAACAATTTCTTGTAATTTTTGAATTAAGTTATTAATATTTTCAATACGTTTTTTTAATGCTTCTATTCTAGGATCATCACATTGTATATCATCAGGTAATGCAACTGCTTCTTGTATTGATACAGTAACTTGTAATAATATTTGATCTAAAAATTGTGTAATTTGACGATCTAAAATATTAACTAATTTGTCAGGTATAACTGGTATTTTATTTAATGGTGGTGTTAACATATTAATTATCCAAATAATGTTTATTACTATTTATTTTATATAATTCTCCACGTAATTTATGTAATGTAGCTACTTGTACTGGACTGGAAATTATTCCAGCTGGCGTATAAATTACTCCTGCAATTATTGCATTAATTAATTCAGCTAAGATTCTTTTTAATTCATCTCCTTTCACTAACGGATGATTTGCTCCTTCTCCTCCAATTCTTAAATCAGGAGTATTCAATGTTATTCGATTTGGTGAATCTAAAATAATTGAATCTGATTTTGCTCGTAATACTATTCTATTAGCATTTCCAATTAATTGTGAATTTGAATATTCTGATATTCCTTTTGATTTATTCAATGTTTTTGATAATGTTAAATTATCTAGTTGTTGTAATGACGTTAAATATAAAGAAGACGCATCATCGTCAAATGATTCAATAGTAAATTGTTTATCTTTTAAATCTGCATGAGCATTTGACAAAATAATTATAGGATCACCATTTAAATCTCCAGACCATGTAGGAGTTAAAGTATAGTTAGTTGTATTTGTTATAGTACTTCCTAATCTAATACTATTACTAAATCGTCCTTCTATAATAACATCGCCTTCATATGGCTGAATTGGCGAAACTGTTTTTTCTTCAAATGATTCGCCTAATGGCTGATCTGATAAATTTTTTGTGTTAATTTCTCCTTGTATACTTGCAACGCCAGGTAATGCATTATTATTTATTGCAGATTGTATACTATACGCTGGTAAATAATACCATTGATCTATTTTTTCATCATTATTAGATTCTTGTTGAAGTGCATTAAATATAAGAACGTGTTCTCCAACTAATGGTATTTGTTTGATATGTGGATTAGCAGGCCTTGCTGATAATGTTCTTGCTTCTAATTCTCCATATGTTATAACATCTATATGAAATAAATTTCCAGACTCTTCTCCCTCAAGATACTTATATGTATCTTTATATGAATTAACAACTTCTGCAAATTTAAATGTTACATCATTCTGAAGCATTATTTTCCTTTAACGACTCTTTTACATTTTGAATTTTTTGTTTTAACTCTTGTTCTTCTGTGTCTAATTTATCAATTTCATCATTTAATTCATCTTCAAAAGTAGTAGTTGCTATTTGTAATAACTCTTTCTTTTCATCTTCACTTAATAATGATGATTCTCCTGTTATAGTTTGTGTTGTTGAAATATAACGTTGAGTAATCGCAGTTAATTTAACTAAATGATCATCATTTTTAACTGCAACATCTAAATATTCTTTAATTAATGGAACAATAATGGTAGCATCTGATGCATTTCTAATTAACGGTTGTAGTTGAGAAATTAATTGATTTATTTGTCTATCTTTCTTTTTAGAATTATGATAAACATCGGACATTAAGTCAGAAAAGCTAGTTCCTTTAAATAATTCATCTTTTATGTCCATAATATGTCCTTTTAATTATAAATATCAAAAGGGTAAATTCACGAATTCATTTTGTTCGTATTCATAAAATTTTTCATTATATATTTGTCGTAAAACTTTAATAACTCTTGTAATATTATTAGTTTGTAGTCCAGTCCGCTCTCTTATAAAAACATATAACGCTTTTTTATTATATTGTTCAATATTTTCACGATTCTCAAATATATGTAATATAGAATCTGCAACATGGATGTCTGATTCGTTTGTGAAAATATAATTTAAATTTTCATAACAGTAGTCAATATAGGCATTCATAAAATAATGCAATGTTTCTTTCATTTCATCATTATGCATTTCAGTTTGAACATTACGTTGTTCGTCTATATTAATTGGTTCTGTTGTCTTTTTTAATTTTGAATATCCTTTTTGATTTTCTGCAATTAAATAGTTAAATGCAGTTCTTGTATAATATGAATATGCTTTACCAGCATTAGGATTAAATTTATCTATTCTAATAGTTAGATATGTAACTAAATCTGTTTGTAAATCTTTGAATGTTGAATCAATATATTCGCATTTCATTTTATTAATTAAATTTTCAGTTAATTTCATGAAAGCAGGAAATATAAATCTTCTATAAATACGTTCTTTGAGAACTTGATTGTCACTAGTGCGATTATATGATGCAACAGCACATTCTGTTATTTTAGTCCAATATCTATTACTTTTCTTTTTTCTTCTCGGCATTGAATTCGTCTTCTAGATTTATTATAACATTTTTTAAAAATTCAAACGTTGTTCCAGCTTCATCATCTGATTCAAACGCTCCTTTATGATCAATTTTTTTCATTTCATTATGAGCGTTTTTAATTTGATCATACATGTATTGAGACATATCTTCTAATTCTTCAATATATTCTTCTTGATCTGCAACACTATTAGCTAATGATAATGCTCTCCAAATAAAGTATACATTTCCAGCACTTAATAATATTAAAAAAATTATTTCTATCATGATTCATTAAACGATTTAAATATATCTGATATATCATTTTTAATATCAGGATTTTGTTCTGCTAAATTTTTAATAGCTGATTTCTTAGTTGCTTTTGCTTTAGCACTAACTGGCTTTGGAGAATTATTTTTATGAGCTCTCCATTGCTCATATTCTATTTGAGATGCCATATGATCTGCATGATGTAATATTAAAGGTAAATTAGTTTTCAATTTAGCCTGAGCTGATCTAGCAATAAAATAAGGCTTATTAGCATCATCGTAAACACCATCATGTATTTTTATAGCTTGATATTCATTCCAAGACATTTTTATATCATATTTTTGTAGCAAATAAATAGATAAGTCTGGCACCATTGTGAAAGGAATATTTTCATTATGTTTATACATTCTTCCCATATTCTTTCTGTGCCAATCAGATGTTTCTACTTGATATACTTCTCTTCCTTTGCCTGGAAATCCGCATTTACCTAAATCATGATGCATAGCAGCAAACATCATTTCTTCTTTAGAATATCCAGACATATCTGCACCCATATCGGTCCAAGCTTCATAAAGTTTTTTTACACAATCCATAACACGAAGTACATGATCTACATATCCACCAGCAAATGCATTATGATAATGAGCAACAGACGACGCTGGCATCATAACGATTCTTTCTTCATAATCGTCATACATTTTATTTAATTTGTCTGCTCTTTCTGGAAATAATGTATTTATTCTTGTTCTATATTCTTCCCAATTGGATTTAATTTCTTCGGCTTGTAACATATTTTTTATTTATATTATAATAAATTATTTGGAATATTCCAAAAGTCCTTCTGCCATCTTAAATGTACAAGATGAACATATAACTGATAATGATGTACTAGCAACTTCTACTATATTAGTACAATTTTTGCATCTACATTCTAATTTTTTTGTTGATTTTTCTTTATTCATGATATGATTTTTGTTTTTCCTGGTGGTGGAGGCTCGTCCTCATAATGTAATCCGTCATTTCCATTTTGACCGATAATATCCATTCTTCTATCAGTTTCTTCATCACTGATAATTACTTTTTCTCCATATATATTTTCTTTTTCAATTGGAGATATAATATCAAATGCTTTATTTGCAGCAATTAATAATACTACTGCTAATGGATCAAACACAAAAATAAAAATTAATATAAACCAATTTACTACTTGATTCATTGGTTTATTTAATAGTTCTGACACATATTTAAGTGGTCCAATTTCATTTGCTACTTCTGAATTAGATTGTAAATCTAGTACTTGTAAATCTAATTTAGTTATAGAATCAGTTAATGATTCAATTTTAATAGAAACATTATTTCGTTGCGTTTTAAAATCGTTTAATTGAGTTTGTAATACTTTTCTTGTTTTACTAGATGTCGATGTAATAATCTGACCAGTTTCTTTATCTCTCCATTGTACTTTGTTGTTAGAAAGACCTTTTGTAAGTTCTGTAATAGAACTAGCTAATTGTGTTTTTTCTGAACTATAGCTATCCAATTGTTCTTGATATCTAGATTTTTTCATTTCTATTACTGCAACTTCTTTGTCAATTACAAATAATTCATTTGCAGTAGTTTGATATGATGCTGTTAAGAATCCATATATTCCTATAGACGTTATAAACATTAAAATTATAACGGCACTGGTTAAATAAAATTTAAATAGAAAATTTATATGTTTCCAATAACGATGTAAATATGTTGCAGCGATTAATTTAGAAGCTTCTAATGTTCCTGCCATAATAGCAACAGCAACAGCTTGAGCTGAAAATAATTTGCTTATACCAAATACACTGTAATATGCTGCACTAGACGCTAACGCCAATGCAGCAACTAATACAATGTACGGAAATATTTTTTTCATGCTTTTCGTAAGTAATCAACTGATTTTTCCAATTTATGTAATGCAGATGCTAAATTATTTATAGCAGATGCATAATCAATCTTTCCTTTTTCGATGCTTCTTCCTGTAGTTCTAATGATATCTGCAGAATCTACAACTAAATCGAGGACTTGATTTTTATATAAAAATGTCGACATTTATAACCTTTCGTTGTTTTTATTTTTTGAACGCTAATAGAAACTCTCTAACAGCAATTCCAAATGCAATACCTGAATAAAATACGTTTTTATCCAATATTAGTAATACACCTATACCACCAATAGCAGCAGCTTTAAACCAAGATGAATTAACTATGTTTTTAATTTTATCCATAATTTTACCTTTCTTTTTTTATACTAATAAATATAATGTTACGTAAATCTACGCAAAAAATCTTTCTGTTTATCAATAGCATCATCTAATTCTTTTGATTTAATTCTTTCTGTGCTACCTTTATTTGTTGATGTGTTCTGATCATTGCCATGCCTAAAGTCAT